TTGCTTACTTACTTAATTAACTATCATCAAAAAAAATAAAAAAAAATCTTCATTAAAATTAATTAACAAAGATTTTTTATTTTTCCTTTTTATGGTTTGGTAACAATAAAATTATTATTATTATCTTTTTTTAAATTTCCTTTAGCAATTAAACCCAACACAACATTGTTATTATGTAAAAAGGTTAAATCGTGTTTATCACCATCAATAACTTTCCTATTCAAAAAACTATTTTTTTGATAAAATTCTAGTGTATCTTTATCTTTAAAAACTGTAGCAATTCTAGTACCTTTATTTAATGCCATATCAACATATTTTTTATACCTTTTTTCATTACTATATGAGAAAGTAAGATCAATATATCCTTTAGTGTCCCTATTTGCATTTTTAGTATAATCGTAAAATTTTACATTATGTTTATCGGTATATGGTTTTATTATCTCATTAAAAATTAAAAAATCATTTTCGTATAAATAATCAGTAATGCCGTTTAATCTTATACAAGGATCTAAATTTCTTTTTTTACATTGTAATAAAAATTTATTAATATCTTTTTTCAATAGATTTAAATATTCCATAGGATATTGAATTTTGAATAATGCTTTTCTTAATCTATATAAATTAATATTTTGAAATATTAAAGAGTTTCCACTATCTTTTAAACACCCTTTAAAACAATTGGCAGTTTTTGCAAAAATGCAAGATTGCTTTGTAGGATATAAATATTGTATCGCAGTTAATTTATTTTCAATATTTGTTGATTTACTTGTTTTACTATCTTTTTCTATTGATAATAAA